TTGCCATTGGCGGGCTTAGCAAGTTTACGCAATTTATTTATTGACTTTGAGTACTCATTCAATAGTAACTTACGATACCTATTCAACTCATAACTAGAATCAGAAACAAATAAAGGTGGTGGATGATTCATACCTGAGAAATCTTTAAAATCAACCGACCCAAGTTGTTGATCATTTAACCCTAATGAATAAAGAATTAAATGCTTTGAGTCTGTATAATTTAGACTAAACTTCTCATTAACCCAAACTAACTTTGCCCTACTTACACTGAACGAATGTAAGGACATTTGTTCATCAAATTGTTTTATTCCAAACTTGTCACCAAGTTGAAATTTAAATTTGTCAATACGATCAATTTCATCATCAAGTAAGCGATTTATTGCCTCAATAACTTTACGCGAATTTCTATCGATTTTATTTGGATAGTTTACGTAAATCCAATCTATGAATAGCCTTAAAATAGTCTTTAGATCTTCGTCCGTTGGTACAGCCTCAATATAGCTAGTAACAACGGATATCTGATCATTAAAGCTTCTATTTTTAGATTGATACAACCATTTATCGAACATTTTCTTATGATTCCATTCAAACGAACTTTCATCAAATCTACGTTTTAGAAAATCAATGTCAGAACACTTTTCTGGTTTAAACTTTGTCGACCTAAAGTTATTAATTACCTCATCAGACTTAAGACCAACCTCTTTAATATAATTATCAATATTAATTAAGTTACAATGATCCTTAAAATAAGCACGAGTGTCGTCGCCATAGACTTCAACGTGCATATTGTCAGCATAATTATCCCCATATATTTTATATCCAATTATACTCCAGTACATTAAATTGACATAACAATTAATAAGTGTACCTGCAGGGTGACCTGACGGCTGGCTTCTATTCAATTCGGCAACAATACCAGGAGGTAGTATTACATATTTAGTAACAACTGACATTATAAATGTAGTTATCATGTTGTTATGTAATTTAGAAGCAGGAATGCCATTACATAGTATAGCGGCTCCAACCTCTAGAAAGTTTGTATCAATATTTGAATCGTAATAAGACCAGTCAGCTTCAAGTACGTAATCGTACTCATAAGCTCTATTAACTAGTTTAAAACTCTTTTCGGCGTTAAACTCTCCGCATACATTAAACGTATGGTCCCAATCAGCGTAACCAAGAATATAGTTGAACTTCTGAGACATCCACATTAAGAAGTAGGTAATCGGAGATTCGCATGTCATAACGACACGAGTACCGACTTCTTTTGCTTCAGTATTCTTAAAGTCAAGTTTAATATCCTTTTCTCTACCAAGAATTTTCCAAAGATATAAATTCTTGATAGGACTTTTACGCATCTTTGTCCAAAGTTTATATGCAACGTTGCGGGAAAGCATATCACCAAGTAATTTCGTCTTGCCAAATATCTTTTCTGAATAATGTCCAGGATAAGATAGTAGATTGGCTCTAACGAAATCAAATATCTCTTTACCATTTGAAAATTCGCATTCAGGCGCAACAAACCATTTAAAGTTGGATAACTTTAATATCCTAATAATTTCGTTTCGACTCAAAACTTCCTCAGTAGTATTATCCTTGAAATACTCACGAAGATGGGCAGAACAAGTGTCATAACCAGCTGAATAAACAACTCTCGGATTGTTTATTGAATCAATAAGATCAGACTTGCAAGATTTAGAGACGCCTTTGATTATATCATTAAAATTATGTGAAATAAACTCACTAATAAAGTTTTTCGAATTAAC